CGATAGTGGTACACTCCACATTGGGATGGACTTCAACTTAGACCCCATGTCTGCCGTTATCTGTATTCGTAAAGGCGGGACGCTGATTGCCGTTGACGAGATAGTCATGTACGGGTCTAACACTGATGAAATGGTTGCAGAGATAATAAGCCGCTACCCTAGACGCAATATAATTGTCTATCCAGACCCAGCATCAAGACAGCGGAAAACATCTGCTGGTGGTCGAACAGATTTGTCGATCTTACAAAACGCAGGATTCAGCGTTAAGGCGAAGAAATCACATGCATTGGTCAGGGATCGTATCAACGCTGTGAATAGTCGTTTACTGTCGAGTGATGGTGGACGGCATTTGTTTGTAAGCCCAAAATGCAAGCACACTATTAAGAGTTTGGAGCGACAGACATACAAAGAGGGAACAAGCATTCCGAACAAAGAAGATGGGTTTGATCATATGAATGACGCTCTTGGCTACTTGGTTGAATACTTGTTTCCTGTTCGCACGGAATACGCTACACCCCAACCGACAAGGTGGACTTGATGAGATTGAACGCAGATACAACGCACCCTGATTATGACAAATACGAAAGCCGCTGGGAGTTTTATGTTCGCAGCTACATGGGTGGAGAAGATTACTTTAATGGCGCATATTTAACGCGCTACATATCTGAAACGACAGATGACTATGACCGCAGACTTGATCTCACACCTTTAGATAATCACTGTAAAAACATAGTCCACATCTACAGCAGCTTCCTGTGGCGCGTACCACCCACTAGAGCATATAACAGCGCAGCAAATAACGTAGCTCTTGAGCCGTTTCTTAATGACTGTGATCTGGATGGTCGCAGCTTTAACGCGTTTATGCGTGAAGCTCAGATATGGTCTAGTGTGTATGGTCATGTATGGCTAATGATGGATAAACCTAAGTCTACAGCGGGAACTAAGGCAGAAGAACTAGAGCAAGACATCAGACCCTACGTAACAATGTTTACGCCTGAAAATGTTCTTGACTGGAACTATGCTCGCACCCCCAGCGGTCGCTTTGAGCTTGACTATTTTAAGGTCAGAGAAAGTGTTATCCGTGTTGATGAGACGACAACTGAGACCTACTACCGAGTTTGGTACAAAGACCGCGTAGAGCAGTGGCATTCGCTTAATGATTTAGACAAAATGATAGAGGTAGACGATAACGTGCTAGGTCGCATCCCTGCCGTATTCTTACCTGCTAACCGCAGCATTACACGAGGTATAGGATTAAGCGACATATCTGATGCTGCTTACATGCAGAGGGCTATCTATCAAGAGCTATCAGAGATCGAGCAGCTAATCCGTATCTCTAACCACCCGACACTTGTTAAGTCATTTGGTACTGATGCTAGCGCTGGCGCTGGCGCGATTATTAATATGCCGGATGATATGGATGCAAGTCTTAAACCATTTCAACTACAGCCAAGCGGCCAGAACCTAGATGCTGTCCGTGCATCGATAAACGATAAGGTCGAGTCAATCAATCGTATGAGTCACATGGGTGCTGTTCGTGGCACTCAAGCTATGACTATGAGCGGCGTGGCTATGCAGACAGAGTTTCAGATGCTTAACGCAAAGTTGTCGGAAAAAGCGGATTTACTAGAGCTTGCTGAAGAGCAATTATGGATTTTATTTTGCGATTGGCAAGATGTCAGCCCCGACGTAGAAATATATTACCCAGACGCATTCGACCTACGCGACTACGATAAAGAGTTGATATTCCTACAGCAGATGAGAGCCACAGGCGTTAAGTCTGCGACCCTTGCAAGGGAGATTGACAAGAAGATCAGCGATCTAATTCTTGACGACGAAAAGTTAGCTAAAGCCCATGCAGAGATTGAATCTGGCGCTCAGGTGCTAGGCCAGTTTGCTGGGCAGGTTACTGAACAAATCTAATGCCAGCAGACGTTAATCAGCTAAGGGCAGTAATTGCACAAGCGGACAAACATCAGGAACTTTTGTCCGCTGCTTTACTGAAACTAGAAAGCCGAATAGCTGAACTGATGGCTACTGCACCGTTGCGTGATGGTGAACTGTTTGACCTAGAGTGGGCAATACAGGCTAGGGTGGAACTGCGCGAGGCAATTGAGCAAGAATACTTGGTTACAGTCGATCGAATAGTGAGAGAGTATGCTGGAGTCGCTGATGACATAGTTGCTATGCTGGGAACCTATGGCGATGTAACTAAGCTAGACCCTGCCATCATCTCTCAACTTCAGTCGCTAACCTTTCAGGGATTCGATGATCTGGGTCAGAACTTCCTAGACTCGATATCAAAAGAGATATATGAAAGCACTTTAACAGGAACATCGTTTGCTGCGAGTGTGGCAACTATCAAGCAGTCTGTCGATTCTAGTTTAGGAAGGTACGCAAAGCAGGCATTGCACGATGGCCTGATGCAGTTTGATGCGGCAGTCAATACGAGAATAGCCCTTGATTCTGGTGCGACTGAGTTTAAATATTATGGCCCTGACGATGAAGTCACTAGGGATTTCTGCGAAAAGCACGTAGGCAAAACATATACAAAAGAAGAGATCGAGGAAATTTGGTCTGGCAGTTGGGCAGGCAAGATTAGTGGCGATCCTTTTGTAGTACGGGGCGGCTATAACTGCCGTCATAGATTCAGAGGCGTTTTTTAACGAGGTGACATATGCCACAAGGTAAAGGTACATACGGTTCAACAGTTGGCCGTCCTAAGAAAAAAAAGAAGAAGGTTAAAAAGTAACCAATTATGCTACACTTATAATTCAACAATACTCTTTCAGAGGTGCGTCACATGAGCGATGAAATCATGGAAAACCAAGCAGAGACTGAAACTGCGGCAGTAGAAACTCAGGAAAGCAAAACGTTTACTCAGGATGAACTAGACCGCATTGTTGCGGATCGTGTCGCCAGAGAGCAGCGCAAGTTTGACAAAAGACTGTCAGGCGTAGATATAGATGAAGCTAAAGATCTGCTGGCAAAGAAAGAAGCCGCAGAGCTAGAGCGACAGAAAGAGCGCGGAGAGTTTGATAAAATTTTGAAACAAACGGTCGAGAAAAAAGACATGGAGATTCAGAGTTACAAAAGCAAGCTGCAACAGACGCTAGTAGATGGAGCGATCTTAGGTGCCGCCGGTAATAATAACGCTGTTAATCCAACGCAAGTTTCAATGTTGCTAAAAGACCAGACCAGACTGTCAGATGACGGCACAGTAGAGGTGCTGGACGCTAACGGTACGCCGCGCTACAATGACAGCGGTGATTTGTTATCCGTCAATGAGATGGTAACTGAATTCTTGACAGTAAACCCACACATGGTCAAAGCCTCACAAGGTGGCACAGGATCGATGGGTAACGCTGGCGGCTTGACACAGAAGCCTATACCTGTGGCAGATATGGTTGCAAACTGGTCTAACGGCGGCAAAGAAGCATTTGCTGCTATGAAGCGAAAGTAACCAAACCACAAACTAATTCTATTTAAAGGCAATTATCATGGCTGCAACTACTTCCACAACTCTTGACGACCTGTTCGTCAATATCGTCGCTCAGGCGCGTTTCACTGCCGAAGAGCAATCACTAATGATGGGTCTTGTGACTAACTACAACATCCAATCGACCGCTGGCAAGACCATTCAGGTTCCTAAGTACCCAGCAATCGCTGCTGCTAACCTCACCGAAGGCACTGACATGTCTAGCACGACTGTATCTACTAGCTCAGTTTCTGTAACTGTTGGCGAAGTAGGCGCGCAGGTTCTATTGACTGACATGGCTACTTACGGTGACGGCAACCCTGCTGTTGAGTTAGGTACTGTGCTAGGCAATGCTATTGCAACTAAGATTGATACTGACCTGATTGCATTGTTTGACAGCTTTTCTGGTTCTATTGGTTCAGCAGGCGCAGAAATTACTGTTGCTGATCTGTTCAAGGCTGCTGCTACCCTTCGTGCTAACAAGGTAACTGGTACTATTAATGCTGTTGTGCATCCATTCCAAGCGTACCAGTTGAAAGCTAACCTAACTAACACCTTTGCTAACCCGAACGGTGGCGATTTGCAGAACGAAGCAATGCGTAACGGTTATGTTGGAACTATTGCTGGCATCAATGTTTATGAGTCTGCCAACGTAGCTATTGACGGCAATGACGACGCTAAAGGTGCTGTATTCGCTCCTGAAGCTCTGATGATCGCTATGAAGCGTGACTTTAACATTGCTCCACAGCGCGATGAGTCACTGCGTGCCTTTGAGCTTAACGCAACTGCTGTATATGGTGTTGCGGAACTTGACGATGCATTCGGTGTTGAGATTCTTTCTGACGCTGTACTTTAGGACTGAATGCCCCTTCTTCGGAGGGGGCTTTCTTCGAGGTATAGATGGCTATAATTTATCGCGGTGAAAGGTTTGAAGGCTACAATAAGCCCAAACGCACACCTAAGCATGACAGAAAGAGTCATGCTGTATTGGCTAAAGAAGGCGATAAGATAAAGCTAATTAGATTTGGTCAAAAAGGTGCAGACAATAAGCCACCCCGCAAGAACGAATCAAATGCAGACAAAGCTAAACGCAGATCGTTCAAAGCTCGGTTTGCTAAAGACATAGCAAGAGGCCGCAAAGACAAAACAGCTTCAGCGGCATACTGGGCAGATAAGGTGAAGTGGTAATGGCTTATTCAAGCGACGCAAATTTATTAAAACTGATTCCAGATATTCTCGATTTAGGTATCGAGTCTTTTGTATTGGAACACCCTAAAGCGCAGGCAGATATTCAGCGCGAACTACGGATCAAGTGGTGGCCTAGAAAGAACATAGCTGGCGAGATGGACAATACTAAGTTAACAGCTACTCAGTTTACTACTGTCAGTGCTTACCTAGTGCTGTGGCGTTATGCTTTACCCCAGTTAACTAACTGGACAGAGGGCGACCGATTTGGAAACATGATCGACTTCTACAAGGCACGCTACGGTGAAGAGTTAGAGTCTGTCTTAGCTGACGGCGTTGAATATGACGCAGACGGCGATGGCAATGTTAAAGAAGATGAAAAGCAACCTGTCGGACAACGGTTAGATAGATAATGGATGTAAAGATTGATACCAATGCCAAGGCTGTTGCAAAGCGTATTGGCAAGAAAGGCAAAGCGTTGTCAGTCAGTGTTAAAAACGCATTGTCGATTACTGCTCAGGTTGGCATCAATATTATCGAAGATCGCACTAGCAAAGGCAAAGGCTTTAAAAGCGGCAATTTTAAAAAGTACACGCCAATCTATGCAGCATTTAGGGCAAGTAGAGGCAGAAACACTACTCCAGACTTACAGTTTACAGGCCAGATGTTAAGTTCAATTACCTCAAGGGCAAGCAACAGGCAGGCTGAGATATTCTTTTCCAGAGCTACCGAGTCAAAAAAGGCTGCGATGAATAACAAGACTAGGCCGTTTTTTGGGTTTAGTGGTAAAGAACAAAAAGAATTATCTGACGTATTCTTTAAGGCATTGAAATGAGTGTAAGAGAGAACATCGCAAACAACTTGGTCGCTACATTACAGGCGGTTAAAACGCCAGTAGATATTAAGTATGTAACGAGAGAGCCGTTTGATTTTACTAAGTTATCAAGTGCACAATTCCCTGCTATTCTTGTCCGCAGTGCAGATGAAGATCGAGAAGATAGCAGTATCGGCGGGTCTATTACCCAGCGTATGGGGACTATTAATTACGAATTTATTTGTTACGTTAAAGGCTCTGTTATAGACTCGGCCCGAAACAACATTATTGAAGCAATCGAAGAAGGTCTCGATGTCGATCGTTTGCGTGGTGGTTATGCACTAGATACGCAGATCACTAGAGTCGAGATAGATGAAGGTTCTATTGACCCCGTTGGCGGGGTTATTATAACAGTTCGCGTTTTGTATCAATACACTCGCGGCACAACTTAACTTAAATTAGAGGTAATTATCATGGCGACTAAAACAGGCGCATCTGGTGTAGTTAAAATCGCGGCATCTGGCGGCTCTGCGGCCGTTGTGGGTGAGGTACGTTCTTTCACTTTCGATGGTTCAGCAGATACCATTGAAGATTCAGTGATAGGTGATACCGCACGATCTTACAAGCAAGGTTTGAAAACTAACACAGTATCTATCGAATGCTACTGGGACGAAGCTGATGCACAGCAACTGATCCTAGACGAGCGCGCTGCGGTAGATTTTGAGATTTATCCAACAGGTACTGGAACTGGTGAAAGCTATTTCACTGGTGGCGGCATTGTAACTTCTCGTTCAATCACTGGTTCTTTCGATGGCATGGTAGAGGCCAGCTTCTCTATTCAGTGCAGCGGAGCAATAACAGAAGCAACAGCTTAATTTAACGACTAGGAGAATAGTTATGGGTTTAGCAAAAGAGTTACGCAACAGAAGAAAAGTTAAGGCGAGGGAAGTTGTTGTGCCTAAATGGGGTGATGAATCTGGAGCATTTAAGTTGTATTGCAGAAGTATTACTTGTTACGACTTAGATCAGCTACAGAAAAAGCACCCTAATTTTTTACAAAACACTACGATCGGTGCAATGGTAGATTTAATCTGCATGAAAGCAGAAGACGAAGGCGGTAATAAACTGTTTGCGTCTGCTGAAGATCGCATTGATCTAATGGGTGAAGAGACAAATGTTATTTCCGAAATTGCAAATCAGATGTTTGCAGAAATAGAGTCTGTCGAGGCTGCCGAGGGAAACTAAGAAGCGATCAGTCTAGGATGAATTTATTATCTCTGGCCGATCGCCTTAACATGAGCATAGAAGAAGCAGAGCAAATGCCTGTTAGTCATTTCAACGAATGGCTTGCCTATTTCCAGATAATGAGTGAAAACAATGGCTGAAGATGTAAAAATTACGATCAGTGCGTTTGATAAAACCAAAAAAGGTTTTAGTTCTGCTACCAAAGGCTTGCAAGCTGTAGCTGGCGCTGTGTTTAATGCTAAAACAGCTATTGTAGGATTAGTGGGTGCGGCTGGTTTTGCCGCAATTATAACCTCATCTCTTAAAGCAACAGATACTCTTTCTAAAACCGCTGCAAAGATAGGCACAACCACGGAAGCTCTGGCCGCATTAAGATATGCCGCTGACCTTACCGGCGTGGCTACTCAAACGATGGATATGGCTCTGCAAAGGTTTACCCGTAGAACTGCGGAAGCAGCAGCGGGTACTGGGGAGGCTAAAGGGGCGATCAAAGAGCTAGGCATAAACGCTCAAGAGCTAAACAGAATGCCGCTAGATAAGCGCATGATTGTTTTGGCTGATGCTTTTGAGAAGGTAGAAAGCGAATCTGACAGATTACGTCTTGCCTTTAAGTTGTTCGACTCTGAAGGTGCTGCGCTTGTAAATACCCTATCTCAGGGCAGTGATGGCCTAAAAGAAATGCTGGGCGAGGCTAAAGTTCTTGGCCTTACAATGTCTGGCAGCGCGGCCAAAGGTGTCGAGGATGCAAATGATTCTCTTACTAAATTACAAAGTTTATTTAAAGGCGTTACCGACCAAACTGTAGCAGCCTTTGCCCCTGCGATAAAATTCATTACAAAAAGATTTACGGGATTTTTACAACGTTCAATAGAAGCAAAAGGCGGCATAGAAGCATTTGCTAGGTCATTAGCAATTGACCTGTTAAATGGCGTAAAAACTGCGCTGATTGCCTTTGAGTCTTTAGCTAATGGATTTATAAAAGTATATACGTCTTCTATAAAGCTAAAAAATGAGCTTAAAGATACCTTTAACGTAGGATTGCAAGACTCAAAAGAATACAGAGAAGACCTTGATAAGCTAGATGACAAGATAGAAAGAATTAAAAATGCAGCCGGAATGAGTGTACAAGCTCAGTTGCGAGCTACAGACCTTTTAATGGCAAGACGGAAAGAAATATTAAAGCTATATCAGCAAGCTCAAGACGCTGAAGAAGCTGAAACCGTTAAACCTGTAGATTGGGTGTCAGGCGTAATTGAGCAGATTGATGGGGCTATAACTTCCCTTAAAGAATTTGAAGCAGTAGCTGTTGAATTGCCAGCAGTAATCGTGCCTGAATTGAATGACATTGAACTTGGGTTTAAGTCATGGAGTGACAGTATTCCCGACATGAATACTAATCTTCAAAACCTAACAAAGCAGGGCTTGGATGGTTTAACTGACTCTCTAACTGCTGGTATTACTGGCGCAGCTAACTTCGCTGATGCTATGAAGTCTATGGCTAAAAGTGTAGTAGATAGTTTAATTAAAATGCTCATTCAAAAGTATATTGTTGATGCAGCTTTTGGGGCTATAACGGCTGGGTTTGGCGGCGGCGGCGGCGGCGGCGGCGGGGGTACTGGCGACCTTTCTACATTAAGTTTCGGAAGACCAAAAGCTATTGGCGGCTCGGTACAGGCTGGCTCTTCATATATGGTCGGAGAGCGCGGTCAAGAAATGTTCGTTCCAAATCAAAACGGTTCGATAATTCCAAACAATAAACTAGGCGGTGAAACGGGCGTTACAGTTAATCAAACTATCAACGTCACCACGGGCATACAAAGCACAGTTAGAGCCGAAATTGCTGGGCTAATGCCACAAATAGCCCAAGCTGCTAAAGGCGCTGTAGCTGATGCTAGGGTGCGTGGTGGTGGATTTAGCAAGTCATTAGTCGGAGCGTAAGAAATGCCATTAGCTTTTCCCAGCGTAGGTATTACATCAATAAACCTACGTTTAAAAAGAACCGTTGCGGTTACAGAGTCTCCTTTTACTTACGACCAGCAGGTTTACGCTCATCAAGGCGCTATATGGGAAGCCGAGGTTAGTTTGCCTCCTTTAAATCACAATGAAGCACGATCAGTAGAGGCTTTTATTGTGGGTTTAAAAGGGCGCTCTGGTACGTTTACGTTCGGTCACCCTTTGCATACAAGCACAGCCACAAGTGTCACTTCTGGTACGACCGCTGTAAGGGCAGAGCAATTAACTACAACAGCAGCGGCGAGTGCAGTGACTGCTGGAACTTATTTTCAATTGGGCGATTATTTGTATCTGGTTACTGCGGATAAGTCTTCTGGGGCAGGAACTTTGTCCTTTCAACCGCCTTTGAGAGCACAAATAACAAGTGGTACAGCATTAGACTTTACCCTACCCAAAAGCCTTTGGCGTTTATCAAGCAACGATATAGGTTGGTCTACTAATGAAGCCTCTATTTATGGGTTTAGCTTTGCCTTTGCGGAGGCTATTTAATGAGCAGAACATTAAGCACAGAAATGCAAGCGGTCGCCACTGCCGAGCTTGTGCGCCCAGTTTATTTGGTCGATATGGAGTTTAGTTCTGGTAGCATTTTTCTGTGGTCTGGCATCGGCGATCTTACCTATAACTCTAATACTTATCTTGGTGCTGGCGACCTTTTATCAATTGGCGCAATTCAAGAAACAGCAGAACTAACAGCCAACGGCGCAACCGTAACGCTTGGCGGTATAAAGCAGTCTTTGCTTACCTTGGCTAGAGATGAGCCGTACCAAGGGCGACCGTTAATTATCAGGTTGGGCGCATTTGATGGAAATGGTGATTTAATATCCAGCCCTGTAATTCTGTTTAGCGGTTTCATGGATATTATGACCATCGCAGATTCTGGCGATACATCTACAATTACGGTTACTGTTGAGAATAAGCTAATAGCATTTCAAAGAACAGCAGTAAGACGTTACACCGCCGAAGATCAAAAGATTGAACATCCGACAGACAAGGGCTTTGAGTTTGTCGCCAAGATTCAAGAGAAAGAGATTATCTGGGGCAGGCCTTCACCAGCTTCGATGTCTGCAAGGCAAGATTTAAGGGTAGGCCGTTGATCAGCATAGCTCATGAAAGCCTGTTAAACGTAAAGGCAGAGATAATCCCTTTGCTTGATAAGCATTGGGAATTAGTGGCTTTAAACCAAGGAGAAATTAAGTTAAACCCTAACTGGAAAGAATACGCTAATCTTGATTCTGCTGGAATCCTTCGCATATTTACGGCACGAGATGATGGAAAGTTAGTGGGTTATTTTGTGTTGATGGTTAGTGAAAGTATTCATTATAAAGATCATCTTTTTGCAAATAACGATGTAATTTTTGTGTTGCCTGATAGCAGGGCTGGTGCAACAGGTTATAAATTAATTAAGTTTGCAGAAGAGTATTGTCGAAAAGCTGGTGTTTCTTTAATGATGATCAATACTAAAGTCCACATTCCATTTGATAGCTTAATGATTGGCATGGGATTTGATTTGATTGAGCGTATTTATTCTAAATTTTTAGGAAAATAAAATGGCGATTGCAGCAGTAGCGGGATTGGCAGCAGGGGCTGGCGCGGCGGCCGCAGGGTTGACCGTTTTCGGGTTTGCGGCAACTACTCTTGCAGGATTCGGTGCCGCATTTGCGTTAGGTGCTGGTTTGTCTATGGTTTCTCGCGCCCTAATGCCTACACCATCAATGGGTCAGCAAATGTCTGGCACTACCATGACGGTAAGGGAGCCAGCCTCAACTAGAAAGTTGGTCTACGGTCGCGCTAGAGTTGGCGGGTCTATTGTTTATTTAGATTCAACCGGAACAGATAACGAATTTATACATATGGTGATTGCTGTTGCAGGTCATGCAATTGATGCGTATGAACAAGTTTGGTTCAATGATCAAAAAATATGGGATAGCGGTAATTTCGTTGGTAGCTATGGTACTTACGTTTATATTGGTTTTCACGACGGTACACAAACAGCCGCAGATTCTGCTTTAAGGTCAGCGTCAAGTCAATGGACTGCTGATCACAAATTACTAGATACATCTTATATATACGTTCGCCTTAAATATGATGCGGAACAGTTTGCTAATGGATTGCCAAACATTTCCACAGTAGTTCGCGGAAAAAAAGTTTACAATCCAGCAACTTCTACTACTGTGTGGTCGCAAAACCCTGCGCTTATTGTTAGAGATTACTTATTAGATTCCAAGTATGGCTTGGCTGAAGATGCTGCTAACATAAATGCAGCTTCTGTAGCTACTGCCCAAACTTTATGTGATCAGGATGTATCTTTAAGCGCAGGCGGTACTCAAAAAAGATATGTTTGTGATGGGGTTATTGATACAGGTAATTCAAGAGAAGCTAACATTGAATCCCTTTTATCTTCTATGGCTGGTCGATTAATTCATTCGGGCGGCGAATACTTTATATCTGGTTCGGCTTACGTTACGCCTACAGTAACTATAGATGAATCTGTATTGGTTGGCGCTATATCAGCACAAACCAAGCAAAGCAGGCGTAGTATTTACAATGGAGTGAAAGGCGTATTTTTAAGTGAAGACGACAATTATATCCTAGCTGATTACCCTGCTCAGATCAGCAGCACTTATAGCTCTGCCGATGGCGATCCTATTTATCTCGACATGCCATTGCCGACAACAACAAATAACATAAGAGCACAAAGAATAGCTAAGTTAGCTTTGCTGCAATCTAGGCAGCAAACGCAAGTTACGCTGCCGTGTAATTTGGCCGCTTTAAAGTTTAAAGCTGGCGATACAATTATGGTTACCAATGCCAAAATTGGATGGTCTGCAAAAGTGTTCCAAGTTACAGGGTATAACTTTGCGCTAGGCGGCGATGGAAGCATCATAGTAAATGTAGAGGCTATTGAAACAGCATCAGCTATTTATGACTGGGCTTCATCTGACGAAGAAGATTATTTGTCAGGTGGCGAGGTTTCTTTGTACGACGGCAGAACTGTTGCCGCACCTACTTCCTTTGCTGGGGCAGCATCTACAGCCACAAACTCAGATGGAACTATTGTCAGCCAGATAGTATCAAGTTGGGAAGCAAGCGCAGATGCTTTTGTCGTAAAGTATGACTATCAATGGTCAACCGATAATAGTAATTTTAATTCTTTTGATGTAGAAGGAACGCAGTTTACTATAAGTCCAACTATCGGTGCGGCAACTTACTACACTAGAGTTAGGGCTGTAAACGAGCTAGGAGTTAGGAGTGCATTTGTCACAGCTAACGTAACAGCGGTTGGTGATACAACCGCACCCGCCGTAGTTAGTAGCCCATCAGCAAGTGGGGGTCAAGGTTCGATAACTCTGGCGTGGACAAATCCAGCAGATAAGGACTTTTCCAATGCTGAGATTTACAGATCCACGGCTACTGATGGAACTTACACAGCAATTGCGAGCGTTTCGGGCGGCTACGGTCTACCTTCATCGTTTGTTAATGGTTCTTTAAGTGACTCGACTCAATACTTCTACAAGATCAAGTCAGTAGATTACAGCGGCAATAAGTCAGATTTTTCTGACATTGTAAATGCAACAACTAACGCCCCAGTTTCAACTCCGAGAGCAGATAATGGTTATGTTTATTACACAGTCTCCAGTGATAATGCTCCAAACTCCCCAAGCGCAACATCTTATAATTACGATACCGCAGCTTTTGCTGGTCTTACGACTAATTGGCAGAAAGACCCTCCGACTATAAATGGTGCAAATGGTAAGTTTTGGGCAAGCAGCTTTACGATCACCGAGGCAAGTTTTGGCGGGACGCAAACTATTACTTTTTCTGCTGCATTTGCGTCAACGCAATTTGACGGCTTGGTTACGTTTACAAACTTAAATACTGAATTGGCAGATGCCTCTAGCACTGAAATTACTACTATAAATGGTGGCTTAATAAAATCAGGATTAGTAGATGCTAACAGGATTAAGATTGATGACGCGACTATTGACACGGATGCCAGCGGAAATCTAATTATTAAAGCTGGAGGGGTAGGCACAACTCAAATCGGTGATTTGCAGGTAAGCACTTTAAAAATTGCAGATTCGGCTGTATTTGTTGAAGAAACAGCATCATTAGCAAGTGGTTTTGGCATATCTCCTGCGGATGGATATACTACAATTATAGAAAAAAGCATTGTCCTTAGTGATTTATCTTCATCATCTGCTGTTATTATTAATGGTATTGTGCAAGCTACGAATATATCTGCCGCTGGTAAGTTTTTTAATTATAGAATTATGCGAGACACGACAGAATTAAAACAATTCGAAGCATTTATTAAAGCAGATTTTTCACTTAATGAAACGTCTTTGATACCCCTTTTATTTGTAGATAGTCCAAGCAATGGAACATTTACTTATAAAATACAAGGAAGAGATTCAGCAGGGACAAGCGCCACTGATACTATGTTTGTTGATTTAGGAATCATATCAATTGGGGCAGCAAAACGATGAATAATTATATTATTTATTCTTTAGATACTGGCATTATAAAGTCTATTATTACCACTGCGGGCAACCCTAAAAATGATGTTCATGATGGTTATGATTATATTAAGTCTAATGATCTTACCGAAGGCATGTCAGTTGATTTGCAAACAAAAAAGTTAATTTCAGCAGATATTCAATTGCCATTTGTTTTAAGTGATCAAGGTAAGCGCAAAAAAAAACGCAACGCTTTTTTAGCACAATCGGACTGGACACAACTTCCTGACAGTCCTTTAACAGAAAAGCAAAAAGCAGAGTGGGCAACCTACAGGCAAGCATTAAGAGACATTCCTGCAACCTATTCTGATGCTGACTCACTTGATGATATAATATTTCCAGTACAGCCAGAGGTTTGATATGACTTATCAATTAGTAAAGGGCGATCAAGCCCCACAGATACAAGCAACGCTAACTCGCGATGATACTGGTGCAGCTATAGACTTTTCTGGTGGCTCTTGCGCGTTAAAGTTTAGGGCCAAAGGCACAACGACAACGCTGTTCACTTTGGCTGCTACTAATGTGGGTGACAACTTTTTGCAAGGTAAGGCTATATTTTCATTTTCGGGTACTCAGTTAAACCTTGAAGAAGGGTATTATGAAGGAGAAATAGAAATTACTTACTCAAGCGGGACTGTTGAGACTGTATTTGCTGTATTGGATTTTTATCTTAGAGCTGATTTTTAATGATTAAAGCAGTTGTCGCATTTAGAAAAGCCGTTGCAGGTGTCACGTTTAAGAACGCCATCGCTAGCATTAAGTTAGGCAATTTTTTAATCTTTCGGTTTTTCTTTGAGACTCTTGGATTATCTGATGTTCATGCTAAGGTTTTTGGTAAATCTTTAAGCGATTCTCAGAATGTTACCGACTCTGAAAACAAAGTCGTTGCTAAGATTATATCTGAAAGCTCTGCAACTAATGACTCTGTTTCTTTAAGTGTAAATGCATCTCACAGCGATTCTTCTGCAACCTTAGATTCTATTGATACGCTGGCTTTTTCAAAGACCTTGCAAGATTCTTCATCGGCCAGCCAAAATCAAACGATGGCGTTTCATAAATTTATTGATGAGCCTGCTGGCGTAACAGATGATCTTGACGGTGAGGCCACCGCAGATGATGATCAAGAAATGATCTTTACTAAAGTTAGGTCTGATCTTGCTACTATGATTGACATTCTAGCTTATGGAAGTGGCAAGGGTTTAAGTGATACACTTGGGTCATCCGATTTAGGTTCCATTCGCAGTCAGGGTTATTGCGCCTTTGACTATTTTTTAGACGATTATGTTGGCGCAAGCCGAACTTTTTAAAGGTGATTTATGATTAACGAAGATTTAAAGCTACGCGGCGATGTTGCGATAGTATTGAAAGATAAGGACGGCAATATAAAAGAAAACCGTAAAATCCAAAACTTGGTAGTTAGTTCTGGCCTTGAGTTTATTTGTTCGCGCATGGCTGGGACTTCGGCTGGCGTTATGTCACACATGGCATTAGGTTCTGGCACTACAGCGGCGGCCGCAGGACAGACTGACTTAGTATCAATTCTAGGCTCTAGAGAGGCGTTAGATAGTTCTACTGCTTCGAGTAACACCATTACATATGTTTCATCTTTTGAAGCTGGCGAAGGAACTGGGGCTGTTACAGAAGCAGGAATCTTTAATGCTTCATCAAGCGGCACTATGCTTTGTCGTACGGTGTTTGCTGTAGTGAATAAGCAAGCTGATGACACTATGAGCGTTACTTGGACTATTACATTAACTGCATCTTAATTAGAGGGGGCTACCTATGTCTACTATCGTAACAAGGAGCGGCAAAGGATCGCCCCTAACTAGTGCAGAAGTTGACAGTAACTTTACAAACTTAAACACAGATAAAGCAGAGCTATCAGGTGCTACATTCACAGGCGAAATCACAGCCAACGCTGGTATTGCTCTTCCTGATTCACAGAAGGCTACGTTTGGTGATGGTGATGACCTAACTATTTTTAGCGATGGCGGAACTTTCTCGTACATTAATAACACACAAGGTATTTTGCGCATCAGAAATACGTCTGATGACCAAGATGTAATTATTCAGTCTGATAACGGTAGCGGTGGAGTTACTGATTATTTTGCTGCTGATGGCTCAACAGGAGCCGCAATATTATATAACTACGGCTCAACAAAGCTAGCCACCACCTCCTACGGCGTAGACATCACTGGTCGTCTCGTTACAACCTCCCATATTGACGCGCCAGATAACGCAAAAATTCGCTTAGGTGATAGTGATGATCTACAGATTTACCATGATGGTAGCAATAGTTATGTTAAGGACGCAGGCACAGGAACTTTAAACTTACAAGGTTCAACTCAAGTTTTAATTGCAGGAGCTAATGGTACTGTTGGAGTGCAGTTTGTTGAAGGAGGCGGAGTAAACCTTAGACACAACAACAGTCAGAAACTAGCCACCACCTCCACAGGTATAGACGTTACTGGCACAGCCACGATGGATGGGCTTACTGTAGATGCAGGTACAGGTGCAGATGCTGTTAGCATACTAAGAATGGGTTCTGCTAATTCGGGGGCAAATAAATCTTCTATTAACTTCCAAAACAGTGCTGGGTCAGAAATTTTTGCAATAGATTACACCAACAGTGGAACTACCTTAGATATAAATAGTGACCTTGGTGGAAGTATTTTTACTTTGACCAGAGCGGGTGGAATAGTAATTAATCAAGACGGCGGTGACCACGATGTACGTATTGAGTCTAGCGGCAACGCCAATATGCTGTTTGTTGACGGTGAGAATGATCGGGTCGGGGTTGGTACTTCGTCGCCAACGTCAAGGATTCATTTGGCAGATAGCAGTTCTAATTCTATAGTACAAGCAACTTTTGAAAATGATGCAAGAAAGTATGCATTAGGTGTTCATGGAGGTTTATCGGATTCATTTGTACTATACGATGCAACAGCGGGTGTGACACGTTTATCAATAGCCTCAGACGGTGCGGCTACGTTTACTTCTACGATAGCGGCAACAGGAGCAACCTTTGCGGCAACTTCTGGCAGAGGTCTGGTAATATCAAATGCAACTACAACTCACACCAATAGCGTAGCAGTTTTAGATGCTCAACATTCAAATGGTAGTCTTTCTTTTAAAACCGCAGGGACAGAACGTTTTAACATAGCCACAGACGGTGCGGCTACGTTTAGTTCTACGGTAAGTGTCGCAGGAGTTGGAGTAGTTGGAGCTACCGATGGTGACTTAAACATTTACTCAACAACCGCCAGTCATGGTGGATTACGTCTTGGTAATGGGTATGTTGGACCTACTAACAATGCTGGAACTATTACAAATGATGCAATAAGTTTAGGGCTTAGTGGTCAAAGATTTACAAATTTGTATTTGAGTGACAGCCTACAGAATAGTGGTAAAGCTGGCTCGGCATCAGTATTTAATGAAGACGGTACTACTGCTGACTTTAGAGTTGAGTCTGACGGCAACGATCACGCTATCTATGTAGATGGGGCGAACAACTCCGTTACTCTTGGCTCAAGTTCGTCAGCAGCCAACACAATTCGCACACAATCAACTGCGGGATTTCAAGCCTCCACGGATACTAACTTTATAACGACTAAATCCTACACTTTTCGGGACGGTGTTGGTATGGACAACCCAAACGCCTCTTCATATTCTACAGCTACAGCGGCTGTTCTATGCGTAGGTGCGATGACATCGGGCAGGTCTATAAACGCCACCGGCACCATTAATGCGTCAGGCGCAGATTATGCTGAGTACGAAGCAAACAATGGCTTAGTGATAAGTAAGGGGTCAATAGTAGGCTTTAACGCAGATGGTGTTTTAACATTAACCTTTAGCGAAGCAGTTAGGTTTGCAGTTAAGTCTACTGACCCTGCGTATGTAGGTGGTGACACTTGGTCAGATGTAGAGCCGCCCGAAAAAAACACCACTGCTTGGGACACTTGGTTTGCTGAAGCAGAGGCTAAAAGAGCAAAAGTAGACAGGGTTGCCTACTCTGGCAAAGTACCCGTTAATGTCCAAGGTGCAACGGCAGGTCAGTATATTATAGCCGTTGCTAATAGTTCGGGTGAAATTACAGGGCAAGCGGTTACTGACCCCGATTTTTCACAGTACAAACTTTCGGTAGGTCGCGTAAATAGAATACTGGAAGATGGGCGAGCAGAACTCGCAGTAATAATCCATTAAAGGAGAAAGAAACATGGCAATAACAACTACTTGGTCAGTGACCGACATGACACACGTTGACGCTGATGGTGGCGTAATCAAGGCATACTGGAGTTGTGTAGCAACGTCTGACACTACCCCATCGTACTCTGCTTCAGAAGGTGGCAAGCTGCTATGTACCTATGACGCTTCTAGCGGCTCGTACATACCCTATGCCGATCTAACTGAAGCTGACGTTCTTGGTTGGATCTATGACAGCATTAAAGACGACGAAGAGACAGCGGAAGAAGCTAAAGCGCGTATTGAAGCAAACCGCACCTCTCGCGTCCAGAACCAAATTGATCGTGCGGCGTTTACCGCAACGGGCGTGCCGTGGGCCGCCTAAATTAAATTAAAGGAGAACTCTAATGGCTAAAAATGAAAACAAAACCAAAACCATTACTGTCAATGAAGTAGAGCACAATATTGAAGACCTTAGCGAGCAACAGATTGCGATGGTTAATCACATAGCAGACTTAGACAAGAAGCTAGGAAGCCTTGGATTTAACATTGATCAGCTAAAAGTAGGCCGCGAGGCTTTTGTTAATATGCTGTCGGCGTCTCTTACAGATGTTAATCAAAAGGAGGTAAGCAATGGAAATTAAAGGAGCAAGTTTATTGGGTTTGTTGCCTGTTGTTATGGTAGCAAGTGGCGCTTTATTTTCTTATGCCAGTTTAGACGCTATGGCTTCTGAAAACTCTGAGGACATTGAAGAAGTCACAGAGAACGTAGAAAAGATAGAAGATGAAGTAGACGAGTTACAACAAAAGATGACTAGAACAGAAATACAACTGTCTAACGTAGCAGAAGATCTTGGTGATGTTAGGGCTGACACTAAGACTATTTTAACGATTTTATCCAATCAACGATCATCGACTAAATAGTATGTGTTATGAAAGAGTTAATAATTGTGTTTGCTTTAATAGTACAACTGCCTCCAGAAACAGACGAGACAGTGGCGAGCTATTGGCTATACCAAGACCATTGCTTAAATGATGCTCGTTTATTGGCTCGAAGAGAAGAAAACTATCACCCCATTGTGGCCTTTTGTCGCCCAGAGTGGGTCAACCCGAATCAGCAAAAAGTTAAAGGTTATGACTTAAAATTAGTAAAGGATAAATAATGGCTACAGTAAAAGAAGCCCTAATAAGATTGGAAGGCCACGAAAAAGAGTGTGCTGTCCGCTATCAAAATATTGAAAAGCGATTAGATGAAGGCTCCCAAAGATTTAAAAAAAGTGAGATAATGCTCTGGGGCATTTATCCGCTGATCATTGGTCTATTTTTATTAGACAAATTATGAGCATTGTAACTTCACTCATCGGGCCTGTTACTGGGCTACTAGATAAATTTATCGAGGACAAGGATCAAAAAGCTCAACTCGCGCACGAAATCAGCACCCTGTCGGATAAACATGCACAGGAACTTGCACTGGCACAGGTTGAACTTAACATTGAAGAAGCCAAAGGTAATTGGTTTCAGTCTGGATGGAGGCCAGCAACCGGATGGGTTTGCGTCCTTGCACTTGCAGTTAACTACTTAATATCACCTATCGCTGCTGGTTTTGGAATTATGATACCTCAAGCCGATGGTGGTACACTTATGCCTATTCTAGGCGGTTTGTTGGGACTTGGCGGCATGAGATCATTTGAGAAAACAAAAGCAATAGAAGGTAAATAAAATGATTTTACCATTTCCTACCCTGCAAGTTAGCGAAGAAGAACGTGTTCGTGTTCTAATGTCGGAGCAAAAAACTGAAATAGAACAACAACGTATTATAATTGAGCGGCTAAAAAAAAGGGTTGATAAAATCAACAAAGACAAGCGGTAAGGGTTTATCACTTGTTAAAAAATAGAAGGTAAATTTAATGGCTAAATTATCAAATTCAGAAAAAAAGAATTATTTCAAGCCCAAAGAATTGGCTTGCAGGCATACAGGCGATCAAGGTTTTGACACTAACTTTTTAAAGACCCTAAATGCTATTCGCGAAGAGTGCGGATTCAGCTTTGCCTTATCTAGCGCGTACAGATCGCCTGAGCATCCAATAGAAGCACGTAAAGAGGCTCTAGGGTCGCACACGTATGGCAAGGCAGTCGATATAATAGCCAGCGGAGAAAAAGCGTTAGAGATCATTAGAGTAGCCCAGAAGCATGGCATACGGAGGATCGGTATTCAACAGAAAGGTTCAGGTCGATTTATTCATTTAGACGGGTGCACAGAAGAGGACGGCTTTACTTGCCCTGCGATCTGGTCATACTAAGTTCCACGTAGAACATCAGCCCTGCCTAGCGTGGGGCTTTTTTTTGCACATTAATCAACAAAAGGGTTTACTTTATAGTTTAAATAGATTAAGATTTAACCTCAATTAACAAAACAGGGTATGAGGCAATTATGAATATTAATGATCTAAGTTATTACGAGCAAGGCGAATATGATGCCATTCATGGGCATCCTGTTAGGGATGTTGAAAATCCAGAGTATTATTGGGGTTACGCTGACCAATATGCTTTAGAGCAATGTGAAACTGCTAATAGCGAAATGACTGTAGGAGGTCAAAATGAGTTTATCTAAAGAAGTCTGGCAAACCCTATCTGCTATCGATGTATCTCAGCATATTGAGAAAAAAGGCAACTTATCATATCTGTCGTGGGCTTGGGCTTACGGCACTATGATGGAGCATTATCCTGACCTGCATTACTCTTTCGAAGAGGATAAATGCGAGGATACAGGGACAGTTGAGATTAGTTGCGTAGTCCATATACATACTGGCTCAGAGAAAGATCAGATGATGATGCGGCATATGTGGCTTCCTGTTATGGATCACCGCAATAAGGCTATCGCAAACCCCGATAAGTTTGCTATCAACTCTAGCAAGATGCGCTGTCTAGTCAAATGTTTCGCAATGTTTGGGCTTGGTCACTACATCTACGCAGGTGAAGATATAAACCCTGTAATAGCGAACGCAGTTATCACTGACGACCAGATAATCGCCATCAAAAAATTACTTAATGAGACTGGTGCCGACAGCGAGAAATTCTGCAAGTGGTTGAAGGTTCGGTCGGTCGATCAGATTCTAGCGATGCACTTTGATCGCGCTGTTGCCGCACTAGAGGCCAAGAAGTGATCATCTTAGACCATGAGCAGGGATCACCAGAATGGCTTGCTGCAAGACTGGGCAGGCCATCCGCTAGTATGTTTTCCAAGCTAATAACACTAACTGGTAAGCCAAGCACTTCTGCTGATGGGTACATCAATGAATTGATCGCAGAACGCCTTACAAGGCAATCTGAGCCGTTCCACATTACAGAGTGGATGCAGCGCGGCACTGAGCTAGAGCCAGAAGCTAGGGAGGCGTATGAGTTTATATCTAGCAATGATGTTATCGAGACTGGCTTTATTCTACACACTAGCTATGAGTTTGGCTGTTCGCCTGATGGTTTGATATTGGATCAGGGAGGGTTAGAGATTAAATGCCCAGCCCCTAAAACTATGGTCAGCTATCTGCGTGATCCGCAGGTCGGGGTTAAGAAATACTGGCAGCAGATTCAGGGCTGTATGTGGATTACCAAACGTGATTGGTGGGACTTCTTTGCCTACCATCCAGAAATGCCGCATGTTCTAGTGCGGGTTGAACGCGATGAAGAATATATCGCAAAACTAGCCATTGAAGTCCAAGGGGCTGTGTCTGAAATACTAAACCAAGTGGAGAAGTTAAAATGAAAGTAGGATTATCTGTACGAATCGACGTGACCAAGATTGACAAGTCTCGGCTGTATAAAGGGGCCAAAGGTACTTACCTTGACCTGACCACCTTTGTGGATACGGAGCAGCAGGATCAGTATGAGAACAATGGATTTATCAGCCAGTCAACAACCAAAGAAGAGCGCGAAGCTAATGTGCAAACCCCTATTCTTGGTAATGTGAAGGTGTTCTTTACCGATGGTCAGGCAGCAGCGCCTGCCAAGCAGGCCGATATGAGTATTGAACAGTTGGATGAAGATATACCGTTCTAGGCTTAAAAAGCCCCCCTTTCGGGGGGCAAACCATAGGAGGTTGCGAGTCGGGGGAACCCGCCTAATTAATATATCACAAGGGTTAAGATCATGGAATTAATCGATACAGGAAAATGCCTAATAGCGGCACAAAACAACAAAGGCGTAAACAGCCGACAGCTTGCCAATATAGCTAAAACTTCACCCCAGCAGGTATTGCGATGGCGTAAAAGCAAGAACTTAAAGATACATACAGTTCAGTTGTTATGTTCTGCTTTAGGCATAACAATTAACGCTTTTATAGCATTTGGTTATAAATAGACACATAGGTTTACTTTGTAGCTAAAATCAATTAAAGTTTAAAAGTGATCGGGCTAGAGGCTGACGGACTCCTTAAATAAAACGTCAGAGCGTGGTTGACCCTCCAGTGCATAGCCCCTGCGATAACTCGGTAGTTATTAAAGGATAGGTTGGATATCCGATACGATCACAACTATTACCGCAAAGTTGCTTTAGCCCTTTGATCGTAAATTTACTATTTGTAGTAAAAGGGTTTAATCATCTTTAATAAACGTTGCTAAAAGTAACAAAAGAAAATTATAAGAAACATATTTACTAACTTTATCGGGCGAGGCTTGCCGAGCCATAGGAGAACAAAAGAGGTTCAGATGATATTAGTTCCAACTGAAGCTAATCACAAAAAAGCGTTAGAGATGGCGACCAACAAAGCATTTAACGGCAAGACGATGTTAGATAATGGTTCAGGTCAATACGCTGGAAACCTTGCTGAACTGCTTTTTAAAGGCGCTTTAAGTGATCGTTTTTTAGAGCATGAATACACAGCAGCTACGAGCTATCATTTCGACTTTAAGATAGGCAGAGCCACTGTTGACTTAAAAGCCAAGCAAAGAACTGTTGAATGTTTGCCAAGCTACGATACTCACGTCAACCTGTACCAAAGGGATTACCCTTGTCACTATTATGTTTTTGCTAGTGTTCTTATTCCGAAAGGAGAGAAGCTGGCGACTAATGTAAAGTTTATGGGCTGGTGCAGGAAATCGGATTACTGGGATACCTGTCAGATAAAAAGAAAAGGGCAGAACTCAGATGGCCTTATTGAGCGAGAAGATGGAGGCAAAAAGAAATACAATGAGCTAGAGTCTATTGATTTATTTTTTAACAAGGTTGAGACTCACCTATATCAACAAGCATTCGGGGAATAATATGCTACTAAATACTAAAGAAGATTGGCAGCCAGAAGAAAAAGATGTAATCGCTTGGCAGAGAGCCTTTCCAGCAGTCAACGTACACCAAGAGCTTATGGCTATGGAATCATGGTGCGATGCTAACCCTACAAAGAGAAAGACAAAAAGCGGTATTAAACGCTTTGTCAATCTTTGGTTGACTAAGGCGCAAAATCAGGGCGGCTCACCAATGGCTAAAAAGTCTAGTAAAAATGGGAGCATTAGGGCAAAGTCCATTGATATGCAGATGACTGATATAACTTGGCTTGAAAACGAAGAAAAAACATTAATGAAAAACTTTTATTTACAAAAGTTTGGATTTTATTACGATGGAGATTTAAAAAATGCGTAGTAAAAATAATAAAAAGCTAGTTGAATTTAAGGGTGAACACTCAATTTTTGAAGACGGTAAATTTTACACAATTTCTGATTATGTAAAAGTTTGCAACGAATTAAACGGAGATATAATTAAATATAGAACAATGAAAAGTAGGCTGTACCGTACGCAATACTGTACGCCCAAGCAGTTAAAACCAGCATGTAGTTTTACTAAAAATAGCCTTTTATCAGATACGGAAGCACAAAAGTGCGTGGCCACGCGTTCTAACCTTGAAACTAATTCGGAACGCATAATGGCTAAGTGGTTACGGGTGAAACTGTGACGCAGGGCGACCACGTTAAAGTCGGCAGCAGTCAGGAGCTAGAGAAAAAGTTACCCTTCATACTAAAGCGAATGGATGGCTGGGACTACCAAGTTCCGATGGTCGTTAAATTAGAACCTTATCAAAACCCTAGAAGTCTAAGCCAAAACGCTATGTCACATATTTGGTACAGGGAAATAGCGAAAGAAATGGAAAAAAAAGGACATAAGATTCACCACGAAGAACCTGCCGATGTCTGGAAGCTCTGGCTTAAACAACGATTTTTAGGAACTTGTTGCTACTCGATTGGTAACCAGAAAATTTCTGATCAAGTAAAAAGAACTAGTACACTTACAAAAGGCGAGTTTGTACACTTTCTTGATAACGTCTATCATTGGGCTATCAAGCAGGGCATTCGGTTATCAATACCCGCAGACAGCGAGTATGCCGAACTTCAAGCCCAGCAGGAGGCATAGTGAGTAAGATCGATCCGAGGGTACTAAAACAATTTGCAAAAACTGAAAGGCATCATCAAGTATTAGATGCAGTTATTAATAATGGATCGGCTAACAAAGCGTCAAAAGCTCTAGGTTGCAGCAGGCGTGCGGTTGATACGATGCTTATCCGTTTAGAAAAAACAGCAGCAAGTCAAGGAGTATCACCGCACCGAGATTTAGTTCATCAGACAGCCGAAGGTTTTGACGCTAAAAGAATATCAACGGCTTACAAAGATGATGGTTCAGTTGCTTTGCAATGGGTTATACAAGAGCCGCAAAAGCATGATATAAGAGAAAAAGTTCAAGCAGTCGTTGATGGTCTCACTGATGAGCTTGACGGGCTAAAAAGACCAGCTAAGGCTCCTTCGAAAATTAACTCAGATTATTTAGCTATTTATATAATCGGCGATCATCACTTTGGAATGCTGGCCGATTCAGAGACAAAAATGGATGACGATGACTGGGATGTAAAAATAGCTACGAAAATATTAATTGATGCAACCGAAAGATTATCTAAGCGTGTAGGCGATGCAGAGGTTGGTGTATTGCTAAATGTAGGAGATTTTTTTCACGCAGATAGCAGCAAAAACGAAACTACAGCAGGAACTAGGGTAGATGTAGATACTCGCATTGGTAAGACATTTAAACTAGCAGGTCGTTTGTTTCAGATATTAATCGATAAAATGTTAGAAACGCATAAAGATGTTGTAGTAATAAATGTAAGAGGGAATCACGACTCAGACATGGCTTGTCACTTATCTAGCTGCGTTGATTTGCTTTATAAAAAAGAAAAGCGTGTAAGCGTGCTGCCAAATTATTCTAAATTTATTCATTACCAGTGGCACAATAACCTTTTTGTTTTTCATCACGGAGATAAAATAAAGCCAGAGCAGATTTTGCAAGCGGTAATAAAAAATCTTGATGATGAGTGGGCGCAGAGTAAAAATAGATATTGTCACATGGGGCATATTCATCATCATGTTGAGCGAGAATATGGCTCTATGCTCTTTAGTAGCTGGGGGTCACTTACGTCAACAGATCAATGGCACAGTGACTCAGGATATGGTGCTGAGAGATCGATGACTGCTGTCGTTTATCACAAAGACAGCGGGGAAGATTCGCGAGTAAAAATTAAGGTGAGCAAGTGAGCAATGTTATCGAACTGCCAACTCGGTTAAGCACTATTAAAAAGCTGTTCTGTAATTGCGGCCACACTCTCGAATACTGGTTGGGCGATGATGATTGCGCGTATGGTATTTGCCCTGTTTGCGATTTGGAAAATCTACGCGAAATAATTGTTAAAGGAGACAGTGAATGAAAGCAATAAATACTCAAATAGGCGGCGATCATTATTCAAGTAAAAAGCATCAACCGATCGAATACATTATGGCTAATAAACTTGGATTTTGTGAAGGTTCGATTGTTAAGTATATAACTAGGTGGCGTGATAAAGGTGGCGTTGAAGATCTGCGTAAAATAAAACACTACTGTGATTTTTTGATACAAGAAGAGTTAGAAAATGGCGGCTCGTAAAAAGACAACTGTAGCGCAAGAGGTCGAGAAGGCGGCAAAGCTATTGCAACGATTGGTAAGACTAAAAGCAAGTGATGAAAACGGATACTGCCAGTGCGTTACCTGCGGCAAAATAGATCATTATAAGAAAATGCAAGGCGGTCATTTTTACTCCCGAAAGCATTTAGTGTTTAAACTTTTCGAAGAGAATCTGAACCCACAATGTGCTAATTGCAACTTGTATGGTATGCGAACCACCAAAATACAAGAAGCATATAGGATATACATGGAGGATATGTATGGCGTAAGGAGAATAAGAGCTATGCAAAAACTAGCTTGGAGGCCGTCGCCCAAGTTTAAGCGAGAGGAAGTGATCCAGTTTGCTAGAGACCTAAAAAAACAGATAAAAAATCAAGAATGGCGAATAGGTGAGATCTAGCGCAGTAAAGTGTTTATATTTTGCGTTTATATGTACATATTTTTGCTATGTGTATAAAACGTTATAAGCATTTTGTTTTTATTCTATTATATTATATAAAAACCATGATTATTGTATACATAAAAGTTTACTTTAGTGAGTAGATCGTTTATTGTTATATCTCAATCAAAAAACAAAGGGTATTAAAATGTCACAAGCCAAAATGTATAAAACCAAAATGCAAAAAGTTCGCGTCAGCTATGCCGTAGAAGTTGACGCTAATATGATTAAAGAATACTTGAATGAGGTGGGGTCTACAGAAACTGTTAGCCAGTTCATAAAAAGCCACATGACCGCATCAGGTATTGGTTCTCTTGAAGAGCATCTTTGGAACAACGGTTACGGCTGCAACACTGTGGAGGCAATAGCATGATTAACCATCCGTACAAAATTGACGAATTTAAAAACAAAATAGCGTGCAAAAAACGTGCCGAAAGCATTAGGCTTGCTGCGTTAAGCATCATATTATTTTTGCTTTATGTCACTGTCTCAACAATGAGCTATAACGACTGCATTAATTTGGGGGTGTGTTAATGAGCATTTCAAAGTTTCAAGATCAACTTGATGAAATGGTTGCAAGTTATAAAAATGTAACAAGTGGCTGGACTGGAGACATACTCGAATGTAACGATTGCTTTAAAGATATAATTTGCTTTAAATTTCTGATGAACGCAGAAAGTTGGTGGGATGATATATTGCCGCCGATTATTATCAATCAGCGTGAATTTATCCAACGAATTTATGATTTCTCTGATGACTCATTGTTATCTAATATTATTAGAGGTGATATCTATTTATATCTTGAGGGCCACTTGAGGGAAATGGTACAACAGTCTTTTGATAAAGTTAACGACGCTCAGGAAGAAACTTTTGCTGGCTATGAAGCGGGGCAGTAATGGAAATAATATTTTCTGCCATATTGGGTTTGTTTGCCGCTGTTCTTTTTAGGGGAGCGTGGCTTAGCATTGAAGATGCAAATCAACAATTTTTAGAAGTTAAAAAAAAGCGTAAAAAATAAAAAGGTTGCAAGATTTTATTTCGTATGGGGTTATAATATTGTTGCCAGCGCTCATGTTGCGTCTCCTGCCAGCCTGATCCACTGGTGGCAGAAACGGATCATTTAGGCCAAGGTTTCCCCTTAGACCTTTTGACCCAGACTAGCCCACTGGGGAGCCGATACGGGCTACCTATTACAATACACACTTAATTTATATTTATACATACCATAAATGGTATCTATCTAATAATAACCAATCATTTCAAATCATAAATAATAGTCTTTACAATGCGCCTTTATTTACTAACAAAGAGGCAACCGTGATTATTTATATGATTATTTTTGTAGTGACTTCGCTGCTGGCTGTGGCGGTGCAAGACCTTAACTAGTTTACACTTACGTTTAAAACCCGCTACAATACCGTAACTAATTACACTTTGCGGTGCGGTATGAACTCTTTGCAAATAACTTCGCATATAGATGAATGTCTATTTTTTGAGCTAAAAAATTACCTTTCCCAGTTTGACGCTATTATTGATTCATTGATGGAAACTGATGTTCAGCGAAATCAAGTGCGCGAAGCCCTTTCTGACTGGTGCGCGTCTGTCACAGAGCAAATTGAAGAAATAACTGAAGTTAAACATTTTGAACAAGAAAAACCGTTACTAACTGCCGATGAATTATTCGGCACTGAGGTTTAATGCGACCTAAATGGATACCTGACGAGTCAACATGCTCTAAAGCTCGCGAGATGGCTTCCAAAGGGCTTACGGTTACACAGATAGCTCATTGCCTTGGTGTAAGTGATGCTACAATATACGAGCGCCAGAAAGAGTTTCCAGAGTTTTCAGAGGCTATAAAAAAGGGAAGGAGCGAAGGTATTCATGATGTTGCCAATGCGCTATATAAAAAGGCAATCGATGGCGACACTACCTCTATTATTTTTTACCTAAAGAAAAGAGATCGAGAATCTTGGGGTGACGAATACATTGAGCCAGTTAAAGAGATACCCCCAATAAATATAATTGTGGATGCAGATGCAATTAACAAAGCCGCAGTCTGAGATATTTTTATCTAAGGCTCGTTTTGTTTCTGTTGTTGCTGGCAGGCGATTTGGAAAAACCTTTACTGCTACTGCTGCGCTGCTTAGGGCGGCTATATCGGGCCACAATAAAAACATCTGGTACGTGGCTCCAACATACGGGGCGGCAAAAGAAATCTGTTGGAACATGCTAATCAATACAATTCCACAAGAGTACATTGCCAAGACTAACGAAACTTCTCTGACTATTAAGCTAATCAACGGATCATACATAGCCTTAAAGGGCGCAGAGAAGCCAAACAACCTGCGAGGAAGGGCTTTAGATTATATCGTGCTTGACGAGTTTGCAGATATGCGCCCAGAGACTTGGTACGAAGTATGCAGGGCTTCACTAAGTGACAGGAAAGGGGGTGCGCTTTTTATTGGTACACCTAAAGGAAGGAATCACTTCTATGATCTGTGGGTTAGAAGTAAAGATGGCGCAGATGATTGGGAGTCCTTTCAATATACAACTCTCGATGGTGGCAACGTACCGCAAGAAGAAATAGAGGCTGCAAGGTCTGACTTAGACGAGCGAACATTTAAGCAAGAATATGAGGCTGAGTTTGTAACTTATCAAGGACTGATCTATTACGGATTTAGCCGCGAGGACTCTGTATTGGCGATTGATGACGATAGTGGTACACTCCACATTGGGATGGACTTTAACTTAG